TAAGGTAAAATTAGAAGTCTCCATCCAGTAGGAGAAGGCATTCTATCTAGGAGGCTTTCCCCAATTGACTCGGGGTCTAATACTAGCTCAGACTTTTCTTTGTAAGCTTGAGCTATACTTTCAGTGGCTGCTTTAGCCGCTTTTAAGTCGATCTTTTGCGTTTCAGTCATTTGAACGCTCCTGTTTTTCTAGCAGGTCTTTTAGTTCCTGTTCCACATGATTTAGGCATTCCATATTGCCCATAAGCTCACGATATTGCTCCATAGATTTGACATTTCCGTACATCATCAAATCAACTACCCCCTGACGCCTCTCTCTTAATATTCGAAAGACGGCTTCAGCGGTATGTATTTCGTCCATTAATACCTCGCATAATATCTAAGAATTTACGATATTATCTTAGCACGGTTTATATAAGATATGCTAGGACAAAGTATAAAGATATGCGAGTAAGTTAAACCATAAGCTCGAAATGCGGCCCATCTATGAATGGTCTACGACCTTGTGTCCGGCGCTCATCAATATAACTGGTCATGGCATCTTCCATAGTTCCACCGTGAAACTGTGCTATATTTGAAATTGTCCATGCCGCTCCCCACCGAATAGGAACATCCACTTCTCTTGCTGCTTCAGCCATAGCATCGGCTATGTCGTCATAAAGGTTGAGTTCCCACGAAGCCCTTGATCCAATATACGCCATTAGGTCAACGGCATATCCCTGAAGGTGCTTAGACTTCATTGTCTGGCTTGCGCCCTTGGCTACAAGGTCTTGCTGCTCTTCTAGCGTTCTCATGCCGCATATAACGCCAAAGTCTATCTTTGTTTTATGTATGGCTGATTTAACAACCGCAACAAGCCTTGGGTCTAGACCCTCTAGCTTGGCTTCGCTTTTTGCGCTTAATTTAAAAGTCATTGTTTTATCCTATTTTATTTTCCAACTTTTTTAACACGTTCGAATGAACGCATCCCTGCCAAACCCAACATACCTGTTAAAATTGGGAGCATAGTGGTCATTTCGGCCTGCGGGATTATAAACCCAAAGCCAGCGCAGATCGGAGAAATAAGAAAGTTAACCATCAAACCCAGAACACAAACGTAACCACAAAGTGGACGCCAAGACGCCTGAAACCAATTTCCTTTAGCCTCGGCTGTGTTAACGGCTATCTGTGCTAATAAGGCTTCCTGCGAATGTCTGTCGGCCATTGTACTAAGGTTATGGGCTAATTCCGCAGCCTTGTCTTTATCCTGTATGAACTTACCAGCGAGTTCAGTTGCGGGTCCGATCAAGGCGCTCAGTATGCTCATTTCTCTACACTCCTGTCTTCATAGCTTATGGAAGCCTTTTTATCTGCTTTGGCTGAATAGGCATTGAAGCCCATGAACGCCGCCACGACTCCACTAGCCGCGATCACATAAACAGAGGCTATATCTGTGATAAGACTAGCTGCTTTATCAAAACCCAACACAGACGCCAATAGGATAATTAATGGATACAACAGCATTCCAGCGAGTGCAAAACCTGTGTACCTGCGTTCAGCGTTTCTTTTTAAATCTTCGTCATCAATACGCTTACGCCTGTCATCTAACTCAAGCAAAGCCCATTCATTTCTCTCAATGGCCCCGCTGGAATCCAAGTCTGCTTTATCGAACTCTGTCATTTTAAATTCCTCGCACAGTATGTAGCAATCTGCTTATCTCTGGTGATTATGACAACTTTTCCGTTTTTGTCTAGGATAACCCATTTCTTCACCTATTACTCCCTGCCCACAATGCCGCGCCCCAAATCAGACCGCCTGTACCCACCGCAATCAAAAGCCCAATAGAAACTATAGAAAGAATCCAAAAAATCTTGTCGCGTTTATCAGCTTGTTCTTCCAACGCAAGTTTGTGTCTTTTTCTTGCCTGTGCTGTTTCGTGAACAACCATATCCCACAACCCCGGTTCCGCAGTGGGGCCACTTCTGCACAACGACCTTAGTTCCTCTAAGGCTTTCTTATGCGCCATACGTGCAGATGCGATGGCAAAACCCTCTTGCTCTGAAGAGCTAAGTCGGCTGAGTGGACCTTTATGTTTTCCACTTTCTGCTAGGTTTATCTCGGATTCAATCTCAGCAAGTTTTCCAAAGGCAGGCATAAGCTCATTAATATCTTTCCCCGCTTTGATAGCAGAGCTTATGCTTCCAGCCACTTTTGTAACCATGCCAGCTAGAGCCAAAACCTCGATCATGTTAACGCTCCATCAGGCGGTCAATTTTTTCCTCAATGCGGTCAAACTTTGTCATAATTTGATTTAAAACCTGCGAGCTATCTAGTTTAGTAACATACTCTTTTGCAATTTCTTCACGAGTCTTATTCAAAAGAATCCGAACACGCCCCAGTTCGTCATGCTGATTCTTGGCCCACCATATGATGAAACCAAAACCAGCCGTTAAACCAACATTCCAGAGCGAAGCCATCTCCATTTATTTAGCACTCCCAGTAGCCGCCGCCTTTTGTTGCAGCACCCATCCCGCGAGATGTACCGCGCTTTAAAGACATAGGAATCTTAGCTTCCGCAGTCTTGCCATAAGGAATACGTCCCTGCTTATCAATCTGAGCGTAAGGAACCGCCTTCGGTGATGGACCCGCAGGGGCCCCGTTTACTCTTACTTTAGCCATTCTATTGTCCTCTTTGCTGTTTTAACAACTCGCGCTGCATTGCACTCTCAATCCGTTTGTCCGTCTGACCCTCTTGGCTCGCAAGCCGCTGCTGGAACTGCTGACCACGCATCTGCTGGTTCTGAGAATCAAGCTGTAACTTCGCCTGATCTACCTGTGCATCCGCCTGTTCTGACTGAGCCTTGATCTCTAGTTCCTTCTCCTTCAACTGTATCAAAGGATCCGGGCCTTCGCCAGATATTTGTCCGGAAAGCTCTTTCGCCTGCTGCATACCCTGCGCAACTAACTGCGCAACCATGCCCTGATACTGCATCTCCATCTGAGCCGGATCACCACCTTGAGCCTGCGCCTGACCCATTTGAGCCATGGCCTGCTCCTCTGCCTGTATCTTAACATGCTCTAAAATATGCTTCTGTAACGATACAGCAATAGCAGGCATCTGACCCATCATAGGACTAGAACCAAATACTAAGTGAGCCATAATGTGCGACTGATGATCCTGACCCGTAAACGCATGTAAACGCATCTGGTCTAACACATTGATGTTCTCTTGAGCAGGATCCGTGGGCCGCGGCTCGTTGTCCGGTAGAGACTGCATTAATCTATCAACATCGTTCACGCCCAGCGCTTCATACATATCACGGTAAACCTCGTGCATGTTATGTATCTCTGGAGCCTGTGTCGCTAACTGCAACTTAGTCTGAGCTAAAGCAATCCGCTGCGCCTGACTAAACACATTCGGATTAGAAACAGGAACCACATCTACACGACCGTCAAAGTCTGACGCCATGACAGAAGCATCGTCGCCCGCAACCGAATAAGGATACTCTTGAGGTAAACTTTCCGACATCACACGAGCAAGTATCTTAAACTCTACACGCATCGCATAATGTAAACGCTTGTGTACCGCGCTCATTACACGGGACCCTTGCTCCAACATAGCAATAGTAGTGCCAACCGCAGCACTCTGATCGCCGTCGCCAACCTTCATGTTCGTAATCGTGGCAAAACGCTGACCCGCATCTACAACAAAACCCAACAGATTAAATAACGTCTGATCCGGTCCCTTGAACGGTAAAGGCATTAAACTATCACGAATAGCACCCCCGGGAGCATCCACATCCCTAAATTCACCCGGCTGTAAAGGATCGTCGTCATCCCTGATCCGCAGTCCGCGGGCTTTGAATCCCGCTGGGAGATTAGATAATGTACCCGCATCAATCAACTGACGCAGTGAAGATGTTGCCGAACGAGCCAAACCACCGATTGTGTGGATTAAACCAAGCCCGTAAAAACCAAACCCCGGCAAAAACTTGTAATGCACAAAGTAACTGATCTTCTTTTTCTTCTCGTCATCTTCCTCATAGTTACGGCGGATCGACAGTATCTGGCCGTTATCCTGAGAAATAGTTACGATGTAAGGAACCTTAATACCCGTAGACTCGCCGTCTTCGCCAATATCCTCGTAACCATCTAAGTCCAGATCAACGTGGCACTCTAACAAAGTGCAGTCGTAATCAATCTGGCTAGGCTCATAACCGTCAATCCGGTCAATCTCGTCACGAATACCCGTAATCTCGCCCTGAGACGGAATAACGTCAATGTCAAGATATACACCAGAAACCTGCTTCTTGCGCAGATCGTTCAAATCCATACGCACAACCTGCGTAATGTTAGGACATGTATCTAAATCAGAAGTATCGTAAGGAACCACAAGATTTTCAGCAGGTACAAACTTACTTATCGCACGGCCCAAGTTCTCATCGTAGTAAATCTTCTTGAAAGTAGAACCCGCTAACGGTAAATAAAACAACATCTGATCCATGTCAGGAGTGTAATCCTCCATGACATTCGTAATGTAGTAATTCATAAACTGCTTAACACGATGCGCCTGATCCTGCTTCTCTCGCGTGTCTTTGCCCAAAACAACAGTCCGAACAGGCCCGCTAGAAGGCAGTAACTCGTTAAACGCCTGCGCCTGAAACTGCGTAGCAGCCTCGGCCAGTAATGGATGCGTCACGCCACTCGCGCCGCGGAACGGGGTCGCCCGCTCCTCGTAATTAAAACCAAGAAGCTCTAAGCCATTCTTGTAAGTGTCTTCCCACTCTTGACGACTAGACTTGTTAGAATCAAACGCGCCAAGCAAATCAGACGCAATGCGGCCTAACTCACGGTCCGGCATCTCTTCCGCCAAGTTGGCGTAGAAGTTACCATCTTCCCCGCGCATGTCACCCGGATCAAAGTCAACAGTAACGTTGCCGTCTTCGTCCTCCGTGATCTCAATCTCGGGAGCATCCGGATCAAGGTCCGCAGCCATTAAGTAAGGATCCGCGCCAGAATCAGGAAGTTCAATCTCTAATTCAGCCCGTAAATCATCTTCGTCCAACTGACTTGGAACGTTAGTATCCATTAATCCGCCAATAGCCATAAGGCCCTCCGTCAATAATATACACGCACCTTAGCAGAAACTTCTTCGTCTTGCCAATCATCTGTTGGTAATTGTACAAAATTACCCTGCCGATAGCGCATTAATGCCTGTGTCATGCTGTCAACCAAGTCGTCATGCTCCCCATTTGGAAACGCAGCGACCTCCTCAATCAACTCATCTGCCCACACTTTGTCAGGGACCCAAACCATGCCAGCCTCAAACATAGGACTTACAGCATGCACCCGGCTGATCTTGTCATTACCACGACTAGGCGTGAAGTTAACTACAGGTATACCCACACTTCTAAGCTCCTGAGTCAACGGTAAACCACTCGCCTTCGCCTCAATAATTACCGTGTCAGGGTCCCAAAACTTGTATTCCTCAAAAGCTATAGCTTTCAATTCTGGAAAATCCCATCGCCCCTTTTTACTGTCTAACAAAATTAAATTAGGTCCGCCTTGTCCCTCGTTAGGATAAAACACCCCCCACGTTGTAATAGCAGAAAAATCCGCACTCTCACGCTTACTAAACGCAGTATCGTAACTCTGAATCACAAACTCTAACTGAGGAACAGTCTCACGCTCCCACTTCTTCCACCACTCGCGAGGAATAATAGCATTCTCCTCACCAGTAGGATTCTGCTGATACTGAGCATTCCACTTGCTCAAAGGTATAGATGCGCGGACCGCAGTCAAATCCTCCAAACTCCAAAACTCCGGCCAACACGGAGTCTCATCGTCAAAGATCGCAGGTAACTCAACAACCTCCCACTGATCCGCTAACGGATCCTTCGCCATCGCTCGCAATAACTGACCCGTCATGTCCTTCTCTGACCACCGAGTCTGTACCAAAACTATCGAACCACCCGGCTGTAAACGCTGACGAGGACCACCAGTGTACCAATCCCAAGCATCATCAAAACCATGCGCACTCATCGCAGTCTGCTCCGAATGAGGGTCGTCAATGATAATTAAATCCCCACCACGACCCGCTAAGTTCGAACCAACACCAACAGCATAATACATTCCACCAGCACTCGTGTCCCACCGACCACTCGCCTTGCTATCCGCCGCTAACTTAACGTCCGGGAAAACCGCACGGTACTCGTCAGCATCCAAAAGGTTCTTAGTCTTACGACCAAAGTTAACCGCCAACTCAGTCGTGTGCGTCGCCTGTATGATCTTCATTCGCGGATCGCGGCCCATCATCCACGCAGGGAACAAAAAGGATGCAAACTCACTCTTCGTGTGCCGCGGAGCCATGTTGATAATCAAACGCTTTAGTTCGCCGCTCGCGACGCGTTCAAGCTTGTCAGCAATTATTTTATGATGTCTTCCAGCGATAAACTCAGGCCACATAGTTTTTACAAAATCTAAAAAGTTTTCCTGACAACCTTCGTTCTTGGCTATCTGAGCGAGCCTCAATTCAAGCTTCAAAGCTTTCTCTTGCTGTGCCGGATTTAGGCTAACATTCATCGGGGGACCCTAACTGTTTATGGGATTATATGCTGCT